TCGAATGGTAGTAGCTTCGGCGAAGGACGACCTTTGCAAAAGGAGAAATACTTCCCTGGTGAAAGCCTAAAACGGCCCTTTGACGACCATGCACGGACGCTGCTTGCATGGCGGGGGATTGCGTTAACCCCGTTTCATGTGTATGGTCAACGTAGTATTAGACACGCACCTACAAGACATCTATGCGGAGGGCGAATAAAAAATATGACAAGCGAAGAGCGCCGAGAGGCGCGTTATCAGCGCCGTCAGGCACGACGGCAGGCCAACAGGCAAGAGCGGAGTGATGCGGTAGGATCACTTAACGAAATCTACAACTACCACGATATGTTCTTCTATGGGAAGGAGTGCTGTAAGGGCGTTCGTTGGAAGCAGAGCACCCAAAACTTTGAAATGCACTTGCTTTCTGGAACGGCAAAGAGGCGTCAGATGGTGGTCAGCGGAAAGTGGAAACCACAGCCTTGTTCTCACTTTATGCTCTGTGAGCGAGGGAAGGTTCGCCCCATCGACGCCCCTCATATCGTAGACCGGCAAATTCATAAGGTGGAAAGCAACAAGATCCTGATTCCACTGTATGAGCCAAGCATGATAGTTGATAATGCAGCCAGTCAGAAAAACAAGGGTTTGCATTGGCAATTCCGTCGGCTTAAAGAACAGCTTGCGTGGCACTACCGGCGATATGGGCGTGAGGGTGCAGTGTTTCTTATGGATTTGAAGAAATTCTTTCCTAACGCCAATCGTCGGTTGATTTACCAACGGCACAGTAAATTGATGCTTAACCCAGAGGTTAGAGCGTTTGCGGACTACATCGTTACTACCGCCCCAGCTACTGCTCCGGGGCGGGGTATGCCATTAGGCGTGGAACCGAGCCAACAAGAGATGGTGGCGTTGCCCAGTGCCATTGATAATTATATCAAGTGTCAGTTGGGAATCCACTGTGCCGGCCATTATATGGATGATTATTATATCATCCTTCCTGATACCGAGGAATTGAAAAAGATTGCTCGTGGAATCGTAAAAATGATGGAGTCATATGGTATTCAAGTCAATCGGCGTAAATGCAAAATCGTTCCACTTGCCAGTCCGAAAGGATTCCGTTTCTGTAAAGCAAGGTTCACTCTGCTGGAAACGGGTAAAATCAAGGTCAACGGTAATCGGTGCGGGATGAAGAGCGCCCGCCGTAAGTTGAAGTTGTTCCATCGTGAATATTTGCAAGGCAAACGGACACTTGCTGAGATAGATCAGTTCATGGAGTGCCAAACGGCGTACTATAAGAACTATAACGATCACGGTAGGCTGTTACGACTGCGGAGACTGCATTATGCAATCTTTGAAAAATATAGAAAGTTGGAACAACAAAAACAGCTTATGCAAACAGCTTAAATAAATAACAACGAACGTCTGAGGCGTATGTCTCAGGCGTTTTGCTATGTTTGGAGGAATTTATTGTGGAGCACAGGAACTATGTTGCAAAAAGACGAGCCAGGTTCAAAGGGATTTCTGGTGAAGTCAATATTCCCTATGGCACGCATCTGGAGGCGTATGATGGTATCTTGACACTTGATGGAAAACCCGTGTGTGTTGCAACCAGTCAGAACGGCCTGGATTACTTTGCCCAAAACGATGACGGCCAGTGGGAGGAGCGGGGGAAGTTGACCATTGATATTATCTCTACATTGACAAAGAGAGACAATAAGTATCAGACCAGATGGGATAAGGTGGGTAACGACTCTGTTTGCAAGAAGTATCGCAGGAAAGAGCACGAAGACTTCTGGCTGTGGAGTCCTGATTTCTATACTGCCTCTATTGCGGATTTGCGGCATATCAAAGAGCTTATCAATATTTGAAAGGAAGTGGTTATATGTATCAGGTCATTAAAGGCAATACGGTAATGGCTTATGTAGATCAGCCCGTTTTCATTCGCCTACACGAGAATGGCTGCTATGTGCCCGCAACGGAAGAAGATGCTCAGGGGCTTTCTATTCAAAGCGTACCTTATCATATCCTTGGCAGAGATGAACTCCCTGGAGCGGTTGCTACTGTAGTAATCTCCAAGATTGACGGAGGCATCCTGGTTGCGGAGCAGAAGCAAGTTATTGACGGGCTGATTGTAAACATTTTGGAGGGTTGAGCTATGGACAAAAACTATATTGCGCAGCTGTACAATGATAAGGTTCTAACCAGTGTCGGTGTGCTGAACGCTATTCAAAAGGGCTGGATCACTACGGAGGACGCTGTTGAAATTTTGGGCAGTGACACAGCGCTTGATACGATTCGGACAGCGAAGCTGCTGGAAATCTCCAAAGCGTGCAATGCTGTCATTGTGGCGGGTATTGATGTGCAGATTGGTGAGCGAACCGATCACTTCAATCTGGCTCTGGAGGATCAGAGCAACATCAACAACCTATTCCGAGTGGTTGAGCTGGGAGGCACCGAGTTCCCCTATCAGGCGGATGACGGCACCTGTACGGTCTATTCTGCACAGGAGATCGCGCAAATCTACATTGCGGCCCAAGGCCACATCACATCCCAGACCGCATATCACAATGCACTCAAGGCGTATGTAAATTCACTGGAAACCAGTGAAGAAATCACCACAATTCAGTACGGAATGACTCTCCCCGATCCTTATGCCACTGAACTGGCGGACAAGCTGGCAGTCGCTCAGACGCAAATGCAGGCCATTGTTGCACGGCTGGGTGAGACTACATGAGCGGAGTTGAACTGATTTCAGAACTGACGGATATTTGCATCCGTCAGGCTGAGATCATCAAAGCACAAGCCTATGTGTTGGAGCAGTTTGGCGCTGAGGTTATGGAAGAGGAGAGATTGAAAGAACTGAACCGTCTTCGCAGTATTGCCGGAACGTGGGAGGAGGATGCACTATGAAAAGAGAACAGGTAGGAAAATGGGTGCTGTCCCTGCTTCTGTGGATGTGGACTGGCGGGCTGTATTTCTTTATGGAAGTCGCGTGGAAGACATTCCAGGGCAGGCCAGAGACGATTTCTTGGACGATGTTTGCGCTTGCTATTTTCCTGGCTATTCCGCTGGAGCGGTTTGGAGCAGAATTGCCTTGGAGTATGCCTCTGTGGATGCAGGCTGTAATTTGTGCTACAGCGATTACTGCTGCGGAGTTCGTAGCTGGTCTTATCCTCAATATCTGGCTGGGGCTGGGGATTTGGGATTATTCTCACTTGTTTGGAAATATTCTGGGTCAAATTTGTTTGCCGTTCTATTTTATCTGGATTGCGGCCTCAGCTGTGGGGATTGTCATGCTGGACTGGATGCGATATGCGGTAGAGGGCGGAGAAAGACCGCGATACACATTCTAATTACAGAATGAAACTACTATTTGCTAACCATTTCTTTTGAGAGCTGCACCTTTTTCGGGTGCAGCTCTTTTCATATAGGAGGTGAGGGATATGGGACGAAAGACAAAGCAAAACAAAATCACTTCGCCTGAGTTGATTGCCCAGATCAATCCAAAGAACATTCGGCTGATGAATGACTTCCTGGACTATCTGAGGTCGGTTGGCAAGGCGGAGTCTACTGTAAAAGCGTATACCAGTGACCTATACATCTTCTTTGTGTGGGTGCTCCAAAATGCTGACAACAAATATTTCCCTGAGATTTCTAAACGAGATATTGTTGCCTATCAAAACTGGCTGCTGCGGAACAACGAAAACTCACCTGCGCGTGTGCGCCGGCTGAAAGCAACGCTGTCTTCTCTCAGCAACTATATTGAAGCCATTTTGGATGACGAGCTACCCAACTTCCGTTCAATCGTTCGGAAGATTGAGAACCCGATCAATGAGCCTACCAGGGAGAAGACGGTGCTGACCGATGAGCAGGCCGACACACTCCAGGACTACCTTACAGAACACGGGCAGTATGAGAAAGCCTGCTGCTTTGCGTTGGCGCGATATTCGGGACGGCGCAAATCTGAGCTGGTGCGGTTCAAGGTATCGTACTTTGATGACGAAAACATTATCTACGGTTCACTTTACAAAACGCCTGAGAAAATCAGGACAAAAGGGCGTGGTGTCAACGGTAAAATGCTGACTTGTTACGTGCTCTCAAAGCCATTTAAGCCGTATCTGGATCGGTGGCTGGAAAAGCGGCAGGAGTTGGGAATTGAAAGTGAGTGGTTGTTCCCCAATAAGGAAGATTTTACACAACCGCTTCCGATTTCCACACTGAACAGTTGGGCGGAGACATTCTCCGCTATCCTGGAAATCCCTGTGTATTGGCACAGTCTACGGCATTTCTTTACAACCTCGCTTGCCAAAGCCAATCTGCCGGACTCTGTAATCAAGACCATTATCGGCTGGGACAGTCTTGAAATGGTTGCGACATACAAGGACATCGACGATGAGGAAGAAATCGGAAAGTATTTTGCTGATGGTGAGATCATTGCCCAGAAGCAGACGGGGCTTTCTGATCTGTAAGGGAGGAATATATGAATGAGCAAGTAATTCACGACTACTTTCGTGCGAAAGGGTTGAACGAGTACGGGATCGCCGGTTTGATGGGCAATTTGTTTGCTGAGAGCGGCCTTAACCCCAAGAATTTGCAGAACAGTTATGAAAATGCTCTCGGTATGAACGACAACGCCTATGTTGCCGCTGTGGATAATGGCACCTACACAAACTTCGTGCAGGACAAGGCGGGTTTTGGACTCGCACAATGGACTTATTGGAGTCGGAAGCAAGCCCTTCTGAACTTTGCAAAGGCTTCTGGCAAATCTATCGGCGATCTGAATATGCAGTTGGACTTTCTTTGGAAAGAGCTGTCTGAAAGTTACCCCAGTGTTTTGGCGGTGCTGAAGACGGCTCTTTCCGTGTTTGAGGCGTCCAACGCTGTATTGCTGAATTATGAGAGGCCGGCAAATCAAAGTGTGGGCGTTCAGAAAAAGCGGGCTGAGTATGGACAGAGGTACTATGACCAGTTCGCTATGACCATTCAGAAAGGAGGGAGCGCTATGAAATATTCAGAGCGCAACAAGCCCCTGGTATGTATGCAGACCCATAGCACCTGCTATCAGGGCACTCGGAAAATGGATGTCAAAGGCGTTTTGTGGCACAGCACTGGCGCGAACAATCCTACATTGCGGCGCTATGTGCAGCCTGGTGCCGATGATCCGAACTATGCCAATCTGATGGCACTGCTTGGCAAGAACAACAACGGGAACGACTGGAACCACACTTCTGTGCAGGCAGGCTTGAACTGCTGGATTGGCAAGCTGGCAGATGGCAGTGTTACTACCGTCCAGACTATGCCGTGGAACTATCGGCCTTGGGGCTGTGGTTCGGGAAGCAAAGGCTCTTGCAACAACGGCTGGATTCAGTTTGAGATCTGTGAAGATGGTCTGGCAGACGCCGACTACTTCAACAAGGTCTACAAGGAGGCGTGCGAGATTACCGCCTACCTTTGTAAGCTCTACAACATTGATCCGCATGGGACGGTTCTGGTCAACGGCGTGAAAGTGCCCACCATTTTGTGCCATGCTGACAGTTGCAGGCTGGAGCTTGGCTCTAACCACGGCGATGTGCTTCACTGGTTCCCGAAGTTTGGGAAGTCAATGGAGACAGCGAGGAATGATGTGGCGGCACTGCTGGGTTCTGCACCGGCGTCAAAGCCAACAAGTGTGAGTTACCAGGCAAAGGTTATTGCTCAAGACGGATTGAACTGCCGAGATAATCCTAACGGTTCAATTATCATGACATATCCGGCGGGCACTCTGCTCAGTATTTCTCAGGAGAACAACGGCTGGGGCTTTACTGGTACAGGCTGGGTGTCTTTGGATTGGGTAGAAAAAATCAAAACGGATAATGGAATGGAGGATGAGGATATGGATATGACACGTTTCAAAGAGCTTTTCAGTGAAATGCGTAAGGATCTGCAAGACAACGATAGTGGCGCATACAGCAAGGAAGCGCGTGAGTGGGCATTGGCTACTGGCCTAATCGCTGGCAATGGCACCCAGATTAACGGAGAACCCAACTGTATGTGGCAGGACTTCCTGACTCGTGAACAGCTGGTGACGGTTCTCTACCGTTTTGCCCAGATGATGGGTAAGGCGTAAGGGGTGGCAGTATGGTTGTTTTCGGACAAAACGGAAAGCGTGTTGCAAGCCATTATCAGCCCGTGAAAACAGCCAAGAAAAAGGATTATTCCAAGCGGTTGATTTCTGATATTCGACTGTTGCTCTGGGTGGTAACACTCGGAGGAATTTTCCTTGCATTCTATTGTATCCGTAAAGGGTATGTCGGCTCTCTGCCGTGGCTATCGGCTATGGTGGGGTTGCCGTGGACTGCACATGGGACGGTGTGCGCTTTCTACTTGAATATGGCGAAGTCAGATCACAGCGAGGGTGGAATTACCTTTGAGTCTGCAAAAGCAAACAATTTTGAAACATACGATGTCGGCAGTGATGATAGTCCAGCGATTTGATAAGGAGAAGAAAAATGGTTCAACTTTTTATTTCCCAACCTATGCGGGGTAGATCTGATGAAGAGATTGCCGTAGAGCGGGAGTATGCGAAACTCGCCGCTGAAAGGATTTTGAAAGATGATGTTGAGGTAATTGACAGCTTCTTTCAAGATGGCGATAAAAAGCCCTTGGAGTATTTGGGTGAAAGCCTAAAGCTCTTAGCGGTTGCTGATTGGGTATGGTTTTGTGATGGATGGGAGCAGGCCAGAGGATGTAAGATTGAAAACCTATGTGCCCGTGAATATGGCATTCCCATCATTCATGCGTAAAAAGGAGGATGAATTATCATGGATACTGAGTGGGTAAGACTGATCGTTTCTGTTCTTTCCGGGCTTGCCGCAACCATTCCGCTGGTTGTTCAGCTGGTGAAATATGTGCAGCGTGCAATTAAGGAGAAGAACTGGCCGCAGGTTGTGAACCTGGTTATGGGCTACATGGAGCGTGCGGAGGCAATGTTCGAGAAAGGTGCCGACCGAAAGGAGTGGGTGCTTGCTATGGTTAAGGCTTCTGCCGATACCATCAAGTACGAAATCGACATGGACGAAATCTCTGCGCTGATTGATAGCCTGTGCGATATGAGCAAGGTGGTCAACAACAGTGCGGAGGTGAAAACAAAATGACTCTAAAAGACATTTTCCTAAGTGGTAGCGGCGCTCTGGTTGTCATTCTGATGCTGATTCAGATTACGCCAATTAAGGTTGATCCGTTTGGCGCTCTTGCTCGGTGGATTGGTCGTGCGCTGAATGGTGATGTGCTGAAGAAGCTGGACAAGATGGAGAGTGCTCAGGCAGAAACACGAGAGCGGCTGGATGAGCATATCCGCATTGACAATGAACGCAATGCGGATACCCATAGAGTGCAGATTCTTCGGTTTAATCGGGAGTTGTTGCAGGAGGCTCCGCATACCCAGGAGGATTTTATCGAAGCTCTGTCAGAGATTGACTTTTATGAGCACTATTGTAAGAGCCACCCTGAGTATGAAAATAACCGAGCGGTGCTGGCGATTGAGAATATCAAGCGTGCCTATATGGAGTGGCTGGAGAAGCACGAGGGAACGTAAGCAGAGGGTAGCCCGGATTTGAGCTTCAGGCTACCCAAGAAACATGAGATGTAAAGAATAGTATAGTAATACTACAGATTTGGAGCTGATCGAATATCGGTTCTTTTGCCGGGGAGTTGGCTTTTTATGCCAGCTTCCTATTTTTTTGCATTTGTGGTATTTTGAGAAATTCTGGGAATAAGCCGGGGCGTAGGTATCAATCACGATACTCACGCCCTTTTTTTTGTCCCGCAAGAAATTTGAAACCCACATCGAGCTTTTCTTCAAATGGTGTAAACTTGGTGTAAATCTGAAATGGTACTCCCGGCATACCAGAACATTTTACACAAGATATGGTATGTTTTGACGATTGGCGCACTGTATTTTGCGCTTTTCTGGTGTTGCTGAGAAAATCCTTGTTATATTTGGAGGACAAAATGCTGGGCGCCCTCCTGTTCGGAGCCCCGGTGCTGTACAGTGCCCAGCCCATCCCCCGCGAGGA